TTGGTTGAAAAAAGAATGGGTAGTTACGATATATACGAACCACCTTATCAGTAAACATAGTCTTAGCATCTGCACCAGTCTTTGATAATATACCAAACCTACTCTCGTAAGTCATGGTAGATAGGTTGACTGTTTCACTACTAGCCATATAAGAAAAACCACTACGTCTGTTTTTAAGAAAACACATTCCGTAAGAGTTCTTATCTAATTTACACGCTTCCCAAAAAATAAAGAACGTTCTGTTAGCAGCCCTGTAATCAGGATAACCAACATCTATTTTGCTCCACTGGATAAACATATAGTGTGACCCAGTAATGTACGTAGGAACTCCGTTGTTATAAAACCATAACCCCTCCATTCTACGTCTAAACTCTTCCTCTATGTAATCTACAAAGTCAGAAGCGTTCTCCCTTGTTAAAGCCTTTGGTGGTTGAAGTCTAGTCCACTTCTGCTTTGCTTTGGGTAGGTCGTGGTAAAGTATATCTTTATTATACCTAGGTCTTTTAGGTAAGACAATCTTTAAATTGTCAAACTCCATTACCTCACCATGACTGTCTTCAATTAAATATATCGTATTATTTTCTTGCATACTTTTCTGCAAAAGAACCTTTAAAGTCTTTCTTGTCTTCTATTAAAGAAGAACCATCTTTAATTCTATCCTCTAGGTTTTTAATTCCTAAAAGAATTTCTTGACAGTCTTCAAAGCATTCTCTTTTTGCTTTTATTGCTTGTCTTCTCTTTGCGTCATCTTCCTCTATCAGAGGTTTGCTTATCTCTTCTATAAGAAGGTCTATAGCACCTTTACTAGCCTCTATAAGGCGTTCTAAGGTGGTTAAAGCATAATTCTTACCATTACTCTCCATAGACAGCTAATACATCAATATTACGCATTCTAAGGAGTTTCTGACCATCTATATCCATATCGTACTCAGAGTTCTCACTCCAGGTTACTCTATCACCTTCTTTTACTCCCTGGTCTTTCATCCAATCATTTATAAGAACTGCCTTACCATGAAGCTCTACCTCAGACGCTGAAGTCTCTAAGAATATTCCAGACTCAGATTGCTCTGGCTCTTTCATCTCTTGTTCCATAAAGTTCCATACACCTACAGGTATATACTCATCACCTCTTTTTATAAGGTATATCTGCTCTGCAAAAGCTTGATATATGTTCTCCTTATCTATGTGCTTTACCTCATTTACAGGCGTAGCTATAAAGTGGTGAAACCAAACCTTATCTCCTTCTTGTATGCCTACATCTTTAGTATCCTTAATTGGAGTTTTATATATAGTACCATACTGTCTTGCTAACTTCATAGGGTCGTAAGACGTATCTCTGTACATCTCTTGACCGTTTATAGTTATAGTGTCTTCTGTTTCTTTTTCTACTTCTATCCAGTAGAGATCTTTAATTGGCTTCATTTTCTTTTGTTTTAATTTACTTTACTTCGTAGTCATCTAGGACATCTGTGTTGTACTCTATAGCTGTTGGCTGAGAGAAAAACCTTTTCCAAGGCTTAGAGAACTCCTCTCCATCTTTTTTTATATACACATCATACACTACTTGTTGGTGCTTGTACCAAGCTGCCTCGTCTTGTATGATTGCTGTTATCTTTAGAGAACCCCCTAGCATCTTTTGACCTACCTGGTAAGTCAACCCTTGCTTTAAGTCCCCTATCGTAATTTTTCTAATAATAGGGTTTATTGTTTCCATTTTAATTTAATTTAATTATTGTATTGTTCTTGAAACTTTAACAAAATTTATATTTAAAGCTGCAACATCTGCAACTAAAGATTGAACACCCAGAACTGGAACTATACTTGAACCAGAAGTCATAACTAAAGACTTAGCTCTGTTATTAGACTGAGTAACACCACCTGCTGTTGTAGTTGTTGGGGTAGATGTTAAACCATACTGAACTCCGTTAACAAAAACGCTAATTCTTCTACTTTCATCAAAAGCAAACTTTAACCTATAAACAGTATTTGCTTGAACAACTATACCTAAGTCAGTTACATAGTCGACACCACCAATACTATAAACAAAATGAAGATTTCCATTGTTAGTTAAAGTACCTAGTAAATCACTAGTAGCATACAAAAAATACGCTTGATCATCATCATTTGTATAAATAGCAAGAGCATCGTTATCAGCAGTGCTACCATCTCTCATACCACATAATATAGCTGAATTAGCTACATCTGTATAAGTTGTTATTGACGCTTCAAAATGAGTTTGATATTGAGAATAAAAATTTACATTTCTCCAAGCTGATATATTTGAGGTACTAGATCCAGTACCTAAGTTACTTATTTTTGGGTATAATATAACTTGATCGTTATTAGATCCAGTAGTTAGAAGCCTTATACCTGGTGCTGCACCAGGATATAATAAATACTGATCAAGAGAATTTACACCAGTTATAGCCCAGCTATCGTTTGAATCAATATGTGGATCAACAACAACCTGTATAGTAAATGTCATGCTGTCAATATCAACAGCATTAGTACCAATCCTAATCTTGCAAGTCCCAGCTGCTACATCGTGAACCATAACATTTACCATAGCATTATCAGCTATAGTAGCACTTGTATCAACGAGAACTGCTGAGACATGAGAATCGCTATATATTAAGCTATTAGTAAGAGTAATCTCATGAGTGTCACTAGCACCCAAATTAATAGCTTGAGTTACAATTCTAACATTTTTAGTATGACTAGTTATTGTTGCATTAATACCAGTCTGCTCAGTATCGTTAATATCCTTGTAAGGTAACTTATGAAAAAACTCCTCTAGTATATACCTTTCTGAGGATTGAGATAAATTACCAGATATTGTTAAGTCTCCAGTATTACTAATTCTAAATCTTTCAGAACCACCTGTTGCTATCCCCAAGTAATCTCCATCGTGATCATAGTATATCTGACCTGATTTATTACTATTTGCATCACCAAAAAATATGTTACCAGATGAAGAAGCTCCAGATAGTATTGTTAACCCAGAGTCCGTAGAGTTCTCTAGCGTAAGTTGGTTAGCAGAAACATCTGAAGATACAGATCCTGCACTAACACCCATAACGTGTAACAACCCATCAGGGTTTAAATCTGACGTACCAATACCAACTTTAGTAAACTCAACCTTATCAGTTGCTAACCTCATAGATGTTGGAGTCCCAGATCCAGTCTCTACCTTTTTTAATGTTGTATTATTTACCTCAGAAGATGTCTGTAACAAATTCTGATAAGTAGACGATATTGATTTACCTTTAAGTGTAGCCATTTTACTTCTTCTTTATTTTCTCTATAGACCTACCTGCGAAGTAAGCCCCATATACTGTTATTAATAATGTTTGATATATTGGAACGTAAGACTCATTTATTTTAAACTCCCCTACATTCCCATCAAATACTGACAAAACTACAAAAATTGCAGTTAAAAATATACATATTAAAGGTCTAATATTTTTACTAAGCCAGTTGTCAGACTTCATATCAGCCTCCCAACGTCTAGTTACTTGCTCCTGAGCTTGTGACTCAGCCTGCATAAGAACCTCCTGTATCTTTCTTTGAGCTTCTAGTTTTTCTTCTTTAGACGTAGTTAAGTTATCAAGCACATCACCGACCTGCTTAACCACCCCTCCACCTAAAAAATCTAAAAGCTTACTCATACGTCTGCGTACTTATATTTAGTATCTCCATCCTCATTTTTATAGGCTTCGAGTACTTGCTTTCTATTGTCTTTAGCTTTTAAAGATATATGTATCCAAGCAAAGTCAAACTCATTTATCATCTGATCAAACTCTAAACCTGAATCTAAAATCCACTCATAGATAAGTTTGTTCATCATCTTCCCCATCTGCCAAAACTGGATGTCCAATGCCTCACCTTTGCAGTGCTGCGAAGAAACGCTGCCCCCAATAGCACGATTGAGTGACGGGTTACGATAACCACTACTGATCCTGATAGGACCAATAGAGTCACGAAGAGGCTGTATAAGATTGTCCACAAGATGCTGCATATTTTGTAAGTGCTTTTCAGTCGGCTCATTTTCTATCCCTAATCTTTTAGCTGTATTGCTGTGTGTTATCTCAGACAACGCAAAGTTTTTACTTAATTTCATTTTAATAGTTTGTTAATATTATAATTCCTATTACGTAAAATACAGCCATTAAAGACCAAAATAAACTAATTGCTATGACTGGTGTTTTTTTCATTACTGAAATTTACTAAATGTTATGTTGTCGATTGATTTTTGTACTTTCTTTTTAGTTGCAGTTAGCTGCATCATTATATTAGGATTAAACCTTTTTTGTTCTACACCGTTATCAAATATTATAACTGTAGGTATAGCTGTTACTTTATACTTTTTTTGAATGTCAGCTCCTTTAACTATACATAGTCTGTATGACTCGCAATCTTTTAACGAGGGTAAAAAATCAACTTGATTACCTGCGTTCCACTCAGCCCAGAACTCAATTACCACTGTTCCTTTTGCAGTCTTAGAATCAAAAGAACTAGAACTTACAAACTCTTGTGCTTGTGTTGTAAAAGAGATTAGTGCTATGTATAGTAAACTAATTCTCATATAATTTTTGTTTAATAGCCTTTAAGTCGTCTTTGATTTCTGTGACGTCTTCTTGAGTAGACATAATAGTCTGACGAATTAATTGGTCCTTCATGTCAAACTCCATTCGAGTAATCTCAGGGTCTAATGGTTCAGGAAGTAGTTTAGCTTCTGCTATATCAGCCTTAAGTGTAAACCACATACCAACAAGGGTTGCTATTAAAAATGCAATACCCCCTAGGGTTTTTAAGCTTATTTGTATTGCTGTATCTTCACTTAATTCTTTAGACATAGACTTAAAATATTAAATAATTTATTCCTGTTTTTAATTCGTAAGATGGCGTGCCCCAAAACTTTAAGTGCTTGCCTTCTACAAAGATACTAAAATGTCTATTAAAATTAACTCCAAATATTAAACCTGTATCCCACTCTTCTTTTGACGTATCTCTCTGGTAAGAAAAGTCCGTTAACCCTTTGTGAATGGGGTATACAGAACCCCATGCATGTAACCAATAGTTCTCTCTGTATAGATAATAGTCTAATCCTATCACAGCAGATACCTCTTGTTGAAGACCTAAACCGTCAAGTATTCTCTTATTGTAGTTATTAACTGCTCTACCAAAATGGTACTTGTAAAACTCATTATCACTACCTGCTATCCACTCAGGTCCGTTATCAGTTATTTGCATCCATATACCATTTGCTGTAGGTAAATACATTTCACTAATAGCAAACTCTTCCCAAGTGCCTTCGTAATCATCCATAGGATTACAACCATATACAGGATGTGAACGATGGGCTACGCCAAAAGTAAAGTCCAAACCACCAAAACTTTTGCGTAACCTAACTTCGCCCAGAGTATACTTTAAATCTATAAGTCTATTATCTACATAATTCGCTTTAGCTGTAAACATGTTAGATATGTACCTAACATTATACTCTTGTTGAGATACGTCTACACCATTATTCCTATTAAAAGAATATTGAAATAGATACTCAAGTCCAGGGGCGTTAGATATTGTAGCGTAGTCACTAGCCTCGTGCTCGTTACCTGTGTAAAAATTGTTTTGTTTTCTTTGGTAGTCAAACCTTGCTATCTTACGAAGTCCAAATGTGATAACTATATTTGGGTCATTTATTTGCGTAGTCTCGACAAGTCTGCCTTCAGTAAAGTTACTTACGTGTTCCCATACGTTATCAGGGGCTACACCCTCTACTCTAAAGCTAGGAGGGTTTAATTGAGGTGTATTAGTAGAAAAGCTAGCGTAAAAAGTACTAAACCTTAAGAAGTCTAGTTGTGCTGTTGCTGTACTACTAATAAATAATGTTATGTATAATAATTTCTTTAACACTTCCATCTTCTTCGTGCTTGACGTATTCTTGAGTTAGGATCGTTTTGAGTCTTCTGACTGCTACGCTTTAATTGACCTAAAGATCTAGCACAGTACGACTTTCTTCTAGAAGCAGCCTTACTTCCTTTTTTAACCTTCCCAGTTACAGCAGTCTTAAGCTCACTACCAGGGTTCGCAGCACGATAAGCCTTAACACCTTTAGATGTCATCCCAGCACCAGACTTTGTAGGTCTAAAGTTACCAGACTTAATACTAGTCTTTAT